GGATGTGGAACAATGTAGTTGGGGTTTTGGATGCTACGTTTGTAGCCGGTACTGCTGTGCGCTTAGGTGGCAAAGGTATTAAAGCAACCACTAGGTTCTTGCCTCAAGCTGCTATTGACTCAGCTAACCCAGAAGCAGCTCGTGACATACGTGCGCTTATACTGTCTAGGCAGGACACTACTGATCTAGAAGCTGCGGTAGGTGTAAATACCTCAAGTGTAGTTACTGACTTATACCCAACATTCGATGGAGCTATTAACTCTCTTACGCCCGGAGGCGTGGTTGATCGTATAGCTGGAATGCAGACAGAGCTCAAGCGTATTGAAGATGACTTAGCTTTTGGTATTAACTACACTCAACAAGAACAGCTTGTAATGAAGCAGCGCGTAATGGCTGCGTACGATGGCATTAACGGTAGCTACAACCAATCATTTTCTAAGTTTGGTGTAACCGAGGAGGCTGGCAAGGGCTTCACAGTCAAGGCTGCCATTGGTCCTAGTACTGATACAGGCTTTGGTGGATACACTCCAGCAATGGAGCACTTCAAGCGTAACTTCCCTGAAGGTACTCCAGTAGATTTTGTGATTAGGGTGGGAGATACTGCCCGTACAATACCAGCAAATATGCTAGAAGAGATTGTAGACGAGACACAGAATCTACGTACATACAGCAGGAAAGCTGATGCCAAGCGTGGTGCAGGAAGGGCTGGCTTTGGTGATGCAGCACTGCGTCAAGTAGAGGGTGGAAGGTGGACATGGGACAAGCCTCAAACAGAGGTATGGTACCGTGTGGAAGATACTTATACTTATAACTTATCTCTATTAGATGAGAACCTTATCATGTTCGGAGGACCTACCTTCGACAAGGGCTTTGTAACTGGCGGGCTTCAGTCTGTACTAGGTGACCCTGCTACTAAGTTCTCACGATTCATTAACAAAGCATCTATGCGAGCTAACGATATAGGAGAGTCTACTAAGGGCAGGATGTTTGACATGTACCAGCGAGGATTTCTCAAACCTTTGAATAGGGAGGGACATCTAAAAGTACTGGACATTGTTAAGGAAGGTAGCAGGACTGACAAGAACTTTACATACGATGAGCTGATAGGTAAGGGCTTAACTAACGACCAAGCTGTAGGCTACTACAGTGTGCGTGGCGTTATGGATCTTGAGTGGGCATTAAACAATACACGAGTATATAATACACTTAAGCGTGATGGTTACCAAAGCGTAATTAATGGTGACAGAGGGTTTGAAACCTTTGCTCGACCACTGCCTAGAGAGTCTCTTCCTTATACCAGTGATAAGATAGATGTATTTAATCCTAGTTCACAGTCTATCAGTAGAATGTCTAGGTCTGAAGTAGACTACCTGTATGATAATGGGGGTCAAGTATTCAAAAGCAAGACTGCCCATACTGCAGGTGACAAGACAGTTACCTACGTAGTTAGTGGAATAGACGATGCAACTCGCGTACGTCCACTTCGTCGTAATCCTTTACAGTACCGTCCAGGGTATGTTACTCGCTTCTACGATGAAAACTACTTCGTTAAGATGAAAGTTAATAAAACTATAGATGGTGTAAAAGGAGAGACATGGAGAACTGTAGCTGCAGTACCTACTAACAGCGATGGTGTGCGGTTGATGGATGAGCTAAGACTGCAAAACGATGGAGTAGACTTCGACGTATTTCCTGACCAGAAGATGACATCTCCTGAAAGATTCGATAACGAGTTTGATTACCTTCATAGTACTGGTGGCATTATTACTGGTAGGAGGGGTGATCACCTTCGAGGTATTGGCGAAGCACAGGCAGAGTTGCTCGATCCTGTACAAAGTATGATTGACAGCATTAGCTATACAGCCGCTCGTACTAGCCACGATGACTTGATTGCAGGATTTGAGAAGCGCTGGGTTAATACCTACGGGCGTAAGATGGGACTTGATTCCATTCCTGATAATCTTAATGAGATCAAAGGTGCAACATTTACAGCTAATGGCATACAAGAAGCTAAGGAACTTGCTAGGTACATACAAGGAATGCGAGGAGTACAGGGAGAGTGGGGTCTTAAGTGGCGGGGATTTATGGCAGGTCTTGCTGAGAGTATGGAGAATACTTTAGGCGGGGTAGGAAAGTTAAACAGATGGGTGATCACGTTCGAGGATTTAATCCAGTTAAGTCTCTGCGTGGCATGACGTTTAATATCCTTATTGCTTCAAATCCTGCACGGCAGATCCTTTTGCAGGCTAACCAAGTTAGCTTTCTGTCAGGCATGAGGCCTAAATACTTTGCATCAGGTCGGGCTGGACAAGAGTTTGCTGCATTTATGGGAGCAGCTGGAATGCGTCAACGCCCTCAATGGGGCAAGTACCGTGATGGCGCAGCTAAAATGCTGAAGATGCCTCCTAAAGACTTTGAATTGATGTACGATGCCTTCGTAAGAAGCGGTTTACCTCAGTCTATTGACTCACATACCTATGCAAGGGACGGACTACAGCAACTTAGTAAGCGCATAACTGGTACTTGGGGAGAAAGGGCAGGGCGTACAGCAATTAACGCTGTAAAACTACCTATGCTAGTATCTAAGCGTGTAGGTTTTGACGCAGGTGAGTGGTCTAACGTTACAATGACCTATCTTACTGCCCGTAATGATTGGATTGCTAAAAACCCAGGCCTAGATTGGCGTACATTTGCTGCTATGGATGACATAGGTACAGAAGCTCGTGATCTAGCATTGAATATGACTAAATCAGGAGAACTTCCTTACCAAAAAGGAGTACTTTCTCTAGCTACGCAGTTCTTATCCTATCAACACAAGGCATTGCTAGCTACCGCTGGTGCTATTACTGGTAAGTATGGTAATAAGGCCTTCGCTGGCCTACCTGCACACCAAAGGGCTAGCTTTGTAGTAGCTCAGTTTGCTATGTACGGTGCTGATGGCTTTGGTGCTGGTGCTATGATTGATAAGATAACAGATAACTTAGAATTAGACGTGCCTGCAGCAGCAAGACCTTTCATTGACGGGCTATTCTATGAATACATGCTCAATGGTGTCATTAACTCTGTAACTTCTGAAGATAGCAATATTGATTTTAGTGGCACCCTTGCTCCTGCATCAGGTATCAATGAAAGCTTTACCAATCTTATTGGCAGGGCCATGACAATGGATTTACCTGATGTATTCCTTGGGGCTTCTGGTAGTATGCTTGGTAGGATTTCAGATGCATACATGAACATTAACATAGCATTAGAAATTCCAGACTTGACAAAGACTGAGACGATACAAGCTGTACTGCAGCAAGGTGGTCAGGTCTTTGGTGGATATAATAACTATGTTAAAGGCCAGGTCATGCAGAAGATGGGATACTATGTGTCTAACTCTGGTAACCCTCTGTTTGAAACTACATATGCAGAAGGATTGGCTAAGTCTCTGTTTGGCATTAACCCTGAAGCAATGGATGACTACTACCGTATACTCGAAGCTACCTCTGGAGGCTTTGCCAGTAAGGGTATAGCCGACACGGTAAGTGAACTTACTGCTAGTGACGTAGATTCTATTGCTGAGAAGTACTACGAAAGGGTATCTAAGATATATAGAGAATTAGGTGCAGTAAAGATTGAATCTCGTGACGATCTGTGGTACAACCAATTAGAAGCTAAGATGGCACTAGAGAATACATTGTTTGCCATACTACCAGAGGATGTAGGGTATGCTGTACGTAAGCGTATCAGCGAAAGGGTTGATCGTAACCTTAATGAGACTGGCTTTGACCAGCTTATCGACTACATGACTACTACTGTACTAGAGGGCAACGCTCCTCAAGGCACAATAGAGCATTACTTAGGTATTATGGATAACTCTGAGATACCAATGACAACACAGCAGAGACAAGATGTGCAAACATTAATTGATTACGTGATAGATGAGGGTCAGTAATGGCAGACTTAAGAAGCTTTAATAACATGGAAGAGATAGGCACACCACGGCCTGTATCTAGGCAAGTTGCCTCTGATACCTCTGCTGCTACTCGTATTTCTGGTAACACTGCGTTAGTAGAAGGACTAGGTGGTGTAGTAGACGCGGTGATTAGAGGGGGTGACGCTCTAGCTGAGAAGAAAGCAATTAGAGGGCTGAAAGGTACTCCGGGTGATACTGCTGGGTTTGAGAATCCAACAGGCAAGCTTGATGAAAAGCAGATGATGCTTGGTAAGGATAGCGTAAACAGTATCACAACTCTTGAAGCTAAAGACCTTAACTTTGAGAAGATATTCAACGCTCGTAAGACAGGAGCTATTAATGGAGACCGTGCTAGGGAACTAGCCTCCACTAAACTACGCAGTGCAGTAGCTGCCAACCCTAATAGGGCTGAGGCTTTTCGTACAGCCTATGGACAGTACTTCGGTAGCGGTGGTGCAGGTATGGGCACCTTCGATAAGACAGAACAAGAGGCATTACAGGACAATAGGATTAAGTATGGCTTTAATAACTTCGGACTAGATCCTAGCTTAGCAAGGAATGATCCATTAGAATGGGAAGAGCGCTTCTCTCGTAACTTAGCTCTTAAGGAACAAAACACCTACCAAGATGCAGTGATTAGTAGCATTGAGAGTGGCATTGAGCTTGACGCTATTGAGCAACGTAACAACATAGGGCCTGCTATTGTTAATGCCATCACTAATAAAGAAAGTCCTAACTTCATGGGTGCTCAGGTAAAGGCTGTATTGGCATCAAGTGGGATGGGAGATGACGGAACTTTCAGTGGTGCAGCCAGCGCAAAGGCTATGCAAGATTTGGACAGTCTTAAGACAGTTACGCGTTCTCAGTATCGTAACGCCTATTCTGCTATGAGCGAGACAGAGTTTAATTCTTTCTATAAGCCACTAGAAGACTACATTGATAACGCTTCTATGGTAGCTAGTGGGGAGATGACCTTTACACAGCTGCAAAGAGAGAATAACATCTTTCAAGAGGCGTCATTGGCTGCAATCTATGGTGCTGACCAAGACGCAGCTCAGCGCTTTGCTGGACTTAACGCCATTACTAAAGACATGCAAGATGTGCCTCCTAGTATGAGAGTTGAGCAGACAAAGTTGGCCCAGCAGTTGCTTAATTCTATGAATGCTACAACTAGTCCCACTAATCCAGTAACAGGTATTGACGTAACTACAGATCCTAAAGCATACAACAGGAAGATGCAGTCTTGGCTGAATGGAGCACCTGATGCGCTAACTTCCGGTAATGCTGCTGATGTTAATAGAGGCAATGACGCCCTTGTAATGGTTACTAAAGACATTAACTCTAACCCAACAGCCGTTACTTCTGAAACTTACAATCGTTGGTTTGATGCTATTGGTAACGAAGAAGCTTTTGGTAATTTGCCACAAGAAACAAAAGATATGGTGTTTGATTCTATATCTAATGGGGCACTTGACGACTACTTAGCACAGACCGTGCAAGAGTGGAAGCGTAATACTCCACGTAACGTGCAAATTACCTACGATACTACCAGTAATCGCATACTAGCAGTACCTACAACTGAAGACAGAATAGACAGGATGGCAGCCAACAGCTTGAACGCTAAGTTAGGCAGTACTAACACAGTATTCACAGCTATGGACGGACTGGGTGTATTAGAGAGTAGCAACAAGGTACTGTTTCCTGTGTACGAAGCACTTGGTATATCTGTAGCAGATGGGATACCTGATCCTCTCAGTAACGTGACAAGCTATAATGATTTCCCTCTAGCTAGTCGCCCTAGGCGCAGGTTTTCATTCTTAGCAGATGCCGTTGCTGGTGGCAGCGCTACTCCGAGCGAACGTAACGAGTTTCAGGCCGCGTTAGATGAAGATCCTCGTCTTATGCGTACAGGAATTGAATCTCTTAATAAGGCTATTGGAGCACTGGACGCTCCGCCTGTAGTAGAGACTTCTGCTCCTCCAGCTCCTAATGCTGATGCTAATCCTAGGATGCAGGATGCGCCTGATCAAGTACCAGTCACTTTACCAAGTGGTGCCACTTTAAATCTAGATGGCAATGATCCCATGGACCCTGTGTACAAGGCTATGTCTAGCGCTGAGACTGCTGCAGCGTCTGATCCCTTTACACGTACTACGATATCAACCGCACCGGGCAGTTCCGCATACGGGCCTACTCAGATAACAAAGAAGCTTGTAGATGATTACTTGACTAGAAAATCTGATTTGTTTACACCAGCACAAACAGCGTTCCTTGAAAAGATGTCTAAGCAAGGCGAAGTGATGCTTGATATGGGGAATGGCGATTGGAAAAATCTTCCAGATGACTGGTCTAAAGAGATTGATGGAGAGACTTACACTGCTGCTGACTATAAAACCTTTGAATACGGAGGACCGGGCGTACTTAGGAGCCCTGAAGATAAAGCTCTATACGAACAGGTTGCTAAGATCATGCTAGCTGAGCATATAAGAGAAAACGATGGGGACATAGCTGCTGCTATAAAACAATGGCGTGGGCGTGAGAACGGTATGGCACCTGAAGAAGGTTACTCTGAAAGATTTTTTAGTACTTTGGAGGTAGAGAGTGGTGGATGAAATACGGTTACAGAGAATGGAGGATAAGATTGATAAGATATCCGAAATGATAATAGAAACACGCCTCATGAAACAGGAGCTTTTATATGTAACTAAGTGGCAACACGAGCATGAAACTGCGGGAAAGGACCGAGACACGGAAGTCTTAGTTTTGAAGAAAGAATTAAGCAAGTTACATGATCGTCTGCAGTTAGTAATTAAGGTAGTAGCCCTTCTCTTAATGGTAGGAATAGGAGCTGCTACGGGGATTAACATACTGTGAAGAAATATATTGGGTTGATTGTGTTAACTAGTGTGCTGGTGGGATGTTCAACTCTAACTTCTATGCTGCCGGGTAAGTCCGGTGGCGTAGACGTGAACACTAATGCACAGGTGGGGCAGGAGAATACACAGCAAGTTGTTGCAAATCAAACAACAACCAGTGTTGGGGGTGATCAGACTAATTCTACTGTTTCAGGACAAGTGGGAGAGGTGACTGTAAGTAACATACCTCTATGGTATATACTATTACTCATACTAGCTGTTGCTTTTCCTACACCTAGTACTATGTGGAACGGATTCAAGAGAGGAGTTGGTGGTACGTTTAGGTTTATCTTCAATAGGCCCAAGAGGAGCCGCGCCCAGCACCACGAATATAACAACCAACATAACGATCAGTATTAGGGCTTTTAGCATAACCCGTATACCTGTAATTATTCTAGTTAGCATGAGGAATCCTTTTATGGGGGAGAAGAAGGGGCTTAGTGCCCCTTTTTTTTACGTCTGGCTTGCCCATCTTCGATAGACATTAGACTTAGCTATGTCTTGCAACGCATCTCCTTTTTCTCCTGCACGTAATCGGTACTTTAAAAAGTTACCTTTACAGTAACCAGCATATTCCTCTGCTGTAAGCACTTTACGTATAATGTCAATGGCTTCTGCATCTAGAAACACATCATAATGACTTGGATTATTTACTGGATCGTTATCCTTCATAGATTTCCTTCATAGTTTTTATAGTTAGTTAACCACTGCAAACTTCACACTCTCCTTTACTAGCTTTGATACCACGTAGGCTACGCTGGTAGTATAGAGACTTAATGTATGGATTAAGTAATGCTTCCTTGATTACTTCTGATATGTATCTTTCATCTGTGTCAAAGAATAAGTTGAGGCTCTGCGCTTGGTCGATGAAGTGCTGCCTTGCACCTGCCATCCTAACGAGCGAGAATTGATTAAGTTCATAGGCCGTTTTAAATACTTCTTTCTCAAGATCAGATAACTCCTCAAGGTGCTGAACAGATCCATTGTGGTTAATGGCAATATCTCGCATTAGTTCAAGACTAAATATGCCCTTGTCCTTACACAACTGTACAAAGTGAGGATTCATCCTTGTCATCTCACCTGCTGCTGTTCCTTGATTGTAAGCATTAGCTACAACAGGCTCAATACCCTGACTTACACCACCACATAGCAATGCTGACGATGTATTGGGGGCTATTGCCATTACAGTAGCATTACGCTGTCCTGTGCCCTTACACCACTCAGGTTCTCCTAGTTCTAGGCCCAGTGTACGGGTAGCAGCCAGTGCCCACTCTTGTATCTGCTTAAATATAGTACCATTGAGAAGATATACCTCCATACTCTCCCATGGTAACATTTTACTCTGTAAATAAGAATGGAACCCAAGGGCACCAAGCCCTAAAGCTCTAGATTTTTCAGTAAATCGTACTATCTTCTCGAATCCTGGCTTACCTCGTGCTTCTGCTAGCATTTCTTCTACTACACAGTCCAAGAATAGAATACTATAAAACACATCTGAGTAGGTAAAGTCGTCCCAGTGCGTAAGGTTAAGAGATGACAGCACGCAAGAAAAAGTATGCTCTTCATCCTGTGGTAGCGCTATTTCTGTACATAAGTTAGAAGCCTTGATTGATATGCCGCTTTGTTTAATAGGTATAGGTGCAAGCTCATTTGCTGCGTCTACTTTCCAAATGTAACCCTTACCTGACCTAGCTCGTATGTAACTTACCTTACTATAACGTGATACTGCTTCTCTATCTTTGTTTTGTAGCTTATGTATGAAGTCATTAGTAAATACCCAGCCAACATTGGCATCAGCTGGATGTTTTTGCAAGTATCCTGCCATTTCCCAGAAGTCTTCACTGTCCATGTCAACATAGCCAGCCCAATTACCACGCCGATTGTTACCTTGGCTGATCTTAGTCACTGTATCTACAAAGCTATCAAATACTGGTACAATACCATCAGCTTCTCCTCCTGAAGCTATCTTTGAACCCCTTGAACGAATACCACTAAGGTAACTAGACGTACCATACCCTGCTTGAGACAGCATAGCAGCCTCGTGGTATGATGTATAGAAGCTATCTATGCTATCACCCACATAACTACCAGAACAGCTCACAGGCTGTCCTCTGTTGGTTCCTACGTTGCATAGTACGGGGGTAGATGGTGCTAACTTACCTGACCACATCAGTTCATAGAACTTTTCCTGTGCTTCAGGGTACTTATCTAGTACATGGTTAGATAACTGGCTAGATACACGATACAATGCTTCCTTAACAGTCTCATCTTGCCAAGAGTACTTACGCTTAAACATAATGTAGCCCTGAGTAGTGTACCAATCAGGCACATCTCCTCTTTCTACCAATGCTTTACGTTCAGCACTGTACTTTTCAAATTCACTCATTACCAAACCTCTCCAAATACTTGTTCGTCCCAATCAATGTGATACTCACTACCTGAACCAGTAAAGAAGTCATGAAACTGTACACTATTAACATTAGCATAGAACCAGCTAGCAATAAATCCATCCATGTCGGCATCAGGGTACAGGTACGGGTATCCTAGGTTAATAAGGCATAAGTTAACACGGTGCTTAACGAAATCTTTAAGATTCTTTACAGTAATGCCAGTAATTTCTCCACGCTCAAAAATCTTATCTACTATAGTAGCCTCATGCTCATATACTTCTTTAGCTAACTCACGTATAACTGGTTCTAACTCCTCTCGGTTATGATGAGGCCTATCCTCCATAACTTTTTCAAACAAGAGAGCTGAGCCGATAGCATGTAAGTTTTCGTCACCTACTGATAAGTTTATACCACGACAAATATTCTTGATCAAGTCCTTACCACAATCTTCTGACTGAAAGTGTTTAAGGAAAGCAAAGCTGCTATACAAGACAGCACCTTCGATAAAGCTAAAGGCTGCCAGTGATATGGCAATGTCAGGGTGACGTACACCGTTCTCTATGAACTTCATGCGGTCTACTAGCTGAGGATCTTCCTTCCAACTAGCATAGAACTTCTCTGTATCTACGTACAGCAGCTCATTAATCTTATTATAGAAGGGTGCATGGCTGTTGAACTCTACAGCAGAGAACAACGATGCCATACGCTGTACCTCTGGACGTTTGAAGTGACGAAGGATACGACCAGCCCAGTAGTCATCTCCTGCATACATCTCATAGATGGTGAACAGCTTAAGAACAGTCATAAGACCGTGCCTTTCCTGCTCTGTCATATGTACACGTACGTCTTGTACGTCATTCTCTACCTCTGGCTCGTCCCAAGGCCAGAAGTTATGCATCTGTTCGTCTGCTATATCTGAGAATTCGGGGTACTGTATTACCCATCCTTCTACAGTATCTTCAATGCTCATACAGTAAGTGCCTCCCATGATGTAGGAAATAGTTTCTTCATTACGTTACCCCATGTAACAGCGAGGTCTTGTATTTCTTTCTGTGCATGAGGATCAATGCGCTGCTTGTAGGCTCTAGCCCATGCTGCTAAGCTGCCTGTTACATAGTACTCAGTGTACATAGATTGAGGCAGTATCATACGGGCCTGCTCTGGTGCTACACCTTTATCTAGCATGTAGCGGTAGGCATCCATAATCTCATCCATCAGCTCTTCGTAAAGGTTCTTACATCCCCAAGTATTAGGATACTTAGAGAAGCTATCAACTACCGTATCTCCTGACCCCTGCTTAACACTACCTTCTGGACGTGCTCTCCACTCATCAGGTACAAAGAACTCGGGGGTATCATCTACATAGCGCCTGCTTACTTCATTGTAGGTGAACCCTACCATGTGCTTAAAGCGCTGACGTGCTACAAAGATTGGTACTTTCTCACGCATAGTAACCATTGGGTGAGAGAAGGGAGTCCAGTGTCCATGCCGGGCTAGGTAGCTGATGAGCTTCTTGTCACCTTCCTTGAGGTCTGACCCTGACATCATAAAGTCAAGGCCATCCGCAGGTACCCAGTCACTCTGTTTATTAAAGGAAACACGGGCAGCATTCACTACCCGCAAGTCATCTCCCATATGATCGACGTAAACTGCTTCCATTAAGAATCCTTAAATTTGTAGTACATACGGTCACGGCTTATAAGCTGAAAGAAGATCCTGTCAAGCCACTCAAGATCCCACGAAGACATGGAGAACAAGTCACACACCTCCATAGCTTCTATTATTTCTTCTGCAAGGCCTGCAGCTCTGCTGGGATGGTGTTCCAATAGATAATCTGCAAACTTTAGAGCATCTTCCTTACTATATAGGTAAACTCTCTTACCAAAGAAAGGAAGTATGCCTCCATTGATTTTCAATATACTCTCCTACTTAACACTCATTCCAAGATTTGGTAGCTTATCCTTACTTACTTCATTCTTCCTTGTACGATGCCAATGGCCACAATCATCACACTGATATAAGCTAAACATTGATACAGATGTGTAGAACTTATTGTCTGTCATAGTAATATTACTACTACCGCAAGCGTTACACAGCCTATCTTCTGAGTCAGTACGTATAGCTAAGGATGGGTGTGTATTTTCCCATGCTCGTATGTACATGTACAGCTCTTCGAGCAAAACTACATCGTGTATGTTATACTCTTCCATGATAGCAAAGGCAGCGGGGTCATGGTGCATGACACGCTTCCACAAGTTAAACCCTTCATGCTCTGTCTTAGTACCAAGGCCTAGATACCCACACACTGCATCCAATCCATTGGAAGGAAAGCGGAAACGCTTCTTTAATGTCTTGAGTGTGTCTACAGTCTTATATGGGGCAGGAGGCGTAAGACCGTAATAAACCATACGAGTGTTAATAATAGGAAAATCAAACTTATCTCCATTGTGGGCAATTAACACGTCGTACTTTTCCATCTCTTTTGCTATCCAGCGTACTAAAGTCTCATCGTCCTCAACGTCACCTACCTGCCAGTTAGCAAGGAAGTCTACACTGTCGTTACCTAGTTCCTTAATGGCACATGATAGAATAATAGTCTCTGATTCTACCTGTCTAGGGAAGATATTCTCTTTCCACCTACGCCATACCCAAGCAAGGGTAGGACTTGTTTCAATATCAATGACGCCTATACGTGGGCCTTTTGACGTAGTGATTGCAGTACGTAAGTAGTCACTGACTGTACTACGTGGCTTTTCGATAGCCTTTGCTATATCTCTCCATGACATAGCTTCAGTGTTCGCTAGGTGTAGTGCTGCTTGCTTCCAATCATTACTCATAACATTCCTTAAGTAGGGAGGACATGATCTCTACTGCTTGATCATACTCTTCTTCAAACATATCACTATCTTCTGCTCGTAGTTCCTTTAGTACGGCTAGTACGTGCTCTACTTCTAATCTAGTTAAGTTGTACATGACATTTACCTTAGTCCTTTTTTACAATGGTAAGTATTTCTGTAAAATTAGGTCTTGCAACTTAGGGTCCATGTAAGCATAAGCGTCCCTTATGTGTAAACATTGTACCGGAGTACCGTCTGTTATCCTACCTTTCAGCTCTGCTTCTTGCATACCTGTCATACATACTACAACATCAGCCCAAGCAAGTAGTACATCATCTACTACAATTAGAGCAAAGTCCTCGGAAAGCCCTGCTGACCTAGTGTTGTGTCCATACTCCCTGTTAATTACAACGCTGGCTGTAGGGCTGCGTAATAGGCCAGCACTGCATACGCACAGTACTTTAGGTGATGGTCCTTGACTAGGGTTATTGGTGTTATGTAGTCTATTAAGTTTCATTTAAGTTTTCCATTCATTAGGTAAGGTATTTAAAGTGAACCATCTAAATCCATTCAGTTCTGCCCACTCCTTGTGTGTTAGCTTAGTGCCATCCTTTCTCTTACCAGCACCGGGCATGGGCACATATGGATTCATAAAGACAAATACAATTTCTATTTCAGGATTAGATTTCTGTACTGCTTGATACTTACGTGCCTCTTGCCTAGTACGAAATCTTCCTTTAGCTTCAATGAACGTAGTAGGGTCTGCTCTAGGTACAAAGTCTGGTATGTACTCTGCTTCCCATGTGTACCCTACACGGCATGGCTCGTAGTCACATGCTGTTAGTTTCTTCTTTAGAGTTACCTCGAACTTTGATCTTGGCATCCATATTACCTTTCATTCTTTTAATGTTCTTATACCTAGAAAGACGAAACTCCACAGCACCTTCCTCCAACGCTACTTTAGTGGCTAGGCCTATGTATGAAGACTTAAAATGTCCAATAGGTTCTAGTACATTTTTAAATTTATCAATAGCTTTTATTAATTCTTTTAGATAAGAAGGATCATACTCAGATAACTCCATTACAAGGTACTCAAAATCAAAGTTATCACCTTTATATTTATAGGCTCTTCCGTCTTCTAATTCAAACCAGCACTCATCTCTTAACTTATATATACCTGCTCTATTATAATAAGGCTCTGTTTTTTATAGTAAAAAGTGTATGGTTCCTGATCTTTTTATTGAAGGCTGAGTTGGAGGCTTGCCACTTATGTAAGGGTAGTACTTTTAAATTACTCATGGCCTTGCTCTTCTACGGGTTCATGGATAGGTGGCATCCAAAGGTCATCGGGTTGTCGCCACATCCATAGCAAGCGGCCTTGATCTAAGAAGTACTGCCAGTCGTATCCTTTATCTTCGTATACTTTCCATACTATACTACACATACGCTCTGGTGTCAAGGCATTTTGCAGGATATCCTTAGCTTTTATTGCACCTATGCCCTTGACTCCTTTGATATTGTCAGTAGGATCACCACTAAGTAACTGACGATAGAAGTTAAGATCAGCTTCCTCTGTTGTAACATAGTAAGCCTTGGCTGCGTCGTAGTTGTAATGCCATCCTGCTGTGTTGTCTAAGTCCTTATCAATAGACACAATCACATTAGTAAGGGGATTAGCAAGGCACTCATAGCTAACTATATCATCTACTTCACAACCATGAGACTCTACTGCATCCCAGGCAGACAGTAAGTACTCACGAATCTCCTGCTCATGTATAGGCCTAGATGATTTGTCTCTCTGTCCTTTATAGTTAGGGTCAATGTCATATCTAAAGTTATCCTTACCACTAATGTATACACCATAGGTAATACACCGTGGGTGATTAACTATCTTTTCCATAAGGTGCTTAGTATTAGCAAGGCTATGACTTAGTGGTCCCGCTGTCTTTTCCATCCAGAACTCGTACTCGTCAACATCTTCTCCTGCAAATTCTATTGCTTCCGCCTTGTACTGAAAGTTA